CCATGTGGATCTACGATCCAGCCGACTTGCTCGCGGTGGCACTCGGATCGAAATCTTCGGTCCTCTTGCCGCCAGTTACGTCTGCTGCACTCTTCGTGGATATGCCAGGAGGGAGCAGTTTCCCTGAGCTGGCCCCATGCCAGAACGCGCATGGAGGCGCATGGTTTGAGCCGACGAGCAAACTGCTGTTTATGACGGCCCGGAATAGTGAAGGTGATCATCGACCTGTTGTTCATGTTTTCTCAGTGAATTGTTGACAGATCAGCGATACTAAGCAGGCGCAGCCATGATCAGAGCAGCATCGGGACAAGTCATCGGCGCACAGATGGTCAATGCGACCACAGGCGCAGCCTTTGCCGGAACGGTCACGGTCTACGTCACCGGGGATGGCGGCACGCAGACGCTAGGCGCTGTCGGGAGTGGCATCTGCACGGCAGAGGGTAACGGTTATTACACCTATCGACCGACCGCAGCTGAAACCGATTACGTCCTCATCGCTTTCACCTTCATCGGCAATGGTGCTGTCCCTGCGACGATTCAGGTGGCGACGGTCACCGAGGCTCAAACCGTCGCATCCGCCAACACGACTGGCGGCACCTCTATCACCGTGCGGAATATGATCAAGGCCGCGATGCGGCGGATCAACGTCATTCAGGAGAACGAAGACCCCAGCGGAGACTCCCTCAGCGATGCCTTCGATCGGTTCAATGACTGGGTGGATTCCATCTGCGGCAACGAGCGTCTGAGCATCTACACCGTGACGCGCACGACATGGAACCTCGTCCCAAGCCAAGCCACATATACGATCGGGCTAGGCGGCGATGTGAATATCGTCCGTCCGCAATTCATCAATCAGATCAACTGGATCAATGCGAATCTGTCCGTGCCATTTGAGCAGCAGTTGACGCTGCTGACGGAAGATGCTGAAGCCTCGCTCGCGCTCAAGTCGCTGACCTCGACGTATCCGTTCTACGCCTACTACAATCCGACCTATACAGGGGCTCTGGGAACACTCACGATCTGGCCGACCGTGACCGGAACAGGTCTGCAAGGGGCGCTCTATTACCCACAGCAAGTGAACCGATTCTCGAGCGTGAACGACACGATTGCATTGCCGCCTGGCTATAACCGATTCATGCGAGAAGGGCTCGCACTGGAACTATTCCCTGAGTTTAGGGAGGGGCAGCAGATGGACCCATACCTGATGCAGAGCGCCTCTGAATCGAAGGCTAATATCAAGCGCATGAACAATCGCCTGATGGACCTCCAGAGCGATCCACAGTTGATGTTTGGTAGTCGTCGGTATTCGATCTATACCGGGCCATGAAGTATCCAGGCTTCATCGGGGTGAGCGATAAGACGCAGAGCGTCACCGCTAACCCTGAAGAGACAATCAACTGGTATTATGAATCGCAACCTCAACATGCGAAGAATACCGCTGCGCTTTATCCGACACCTGGCTTCTCTGTCTGGGTAGCCTCAGGCGCCTCGATCTCGCAAGGACGTGCGTTGTTCTCTGAGAATGGGCGCACCTTCGGCGTGATGGGGAAGGATTACGGTGAGCTGACTGTCAGCACGACTGGCGTGAATACCTTCACGCGATATGGATTCGTCTCCTACGATACGAACCAAGCGCAGATCGTGACGAACGGGTCCAATGCGAATCAGGCCTTTGTGGCGAGCGGCACGAACGGTTATCTTCACGACCTCGCCACGAATACGCTCACGCAAGAACTGACTGGCGATTGCGGCATGGTTGGCATGCTCGACGGTTATTTTGCCGTCTTAGACCCACTCACCAGCACGATGCGTATCTCTGGTCTGAACGACGGCACGACATGGGATCCACTTCAGTTCGTGTCTCGCTCGTCGGCTCCAGACAACTGGGTGGCGATGGCGATCGTGGCGCCAGACGTTTGGCTGATTGGCAGCAAGACCGGAGACATCTGGTATGACGCTGGCACATTCCCATTTCCATTCGCGCCTCGCACCGGGCTGAGTTACAAGTATGGGATCGTCGCCCCATTCACGCTCAAAGCGTCTGGTGCGTCATTGTTCTGGCTCAGTCGCAATGATGACGGTGGCGGAATCGTCGTGAGGACTCGCGGCTATTCACCGACGCCAATCAGCGATGCCGCCGTCGAGACAGCCATCGCGTCCTATGAACGTGACTCCACCATCACCGATGCGGAAGCGTTCGTCTATCAGGAAGAAGGACACACCTTCTACATCCTGCACTTCCCTACAGCCAAGGTCACATGGGCCTATGACATCGAAGAGAACAAGTGGGCCAAGCGTAGCTATTGGAATCCAAACACGATGATGGATGAACCGTGGCGTGCTCGCGTGCATACCTACGCCTTCGGGAAGCATCTGACGGCAGATTTCACGACAGCCAATATTTGCGCGATGAGTATCACGACTGGCACCGAAGCTGACGGATCCGCGATTCGTCGCACGCGCATCGCGCCAGGCATCTTCGATCAGAAGCAGCAAGTCCCGATTCGGAACATGGAGATTTATCTGCAGTCTGGTTTGGGGTTGAAAGAAGGCGCAGCCTCCAGTGCCACGGTGCTCGGATCCGATCCACAGGTGATGTTCACGACGAGCGATGATGGCGGCAATACGTGGGGGAATGAACGCTCGCTCTCTGCTGGCAAGATGGGGCAATACAAACGGCGGCTTCGTATGTGGCGGATGGGCACGCCGCGTGACCGTGTGAACAAGATGGTGGTCACGGACCCGATTCCGTGGCGCATCATTGATGCATTCATCAACAATGACGGGCTCTGAATTCTCGCCGTTTCTCCATCGCACGATTGATATAGCGCCATATGATGACGAGTCGGAACTGGTCTATGCTGAAGAGGAAAATCAGCAAGCGCAGTTAGAGATGTCGTGGTATCACATGTATGAGATGGCAGGCACGCTCGGTAGGCCAATGCTTGCTATGCGTAATTGGGCCATTCGTAACATGTGGTGGGTTGGCATTCTGATTTATGGTAGCTATGCGTTGCGTGGAGTTGTTCTCTGATGGCACTTCCGCCTGACCCTCCCCCGTATCTCGCGCCGATTGCTGAAGGGCGACCTGAAGTGATGGGCAGTGGTTGGATGCGATGGTTTCAGGCCACAGTGTTCAACTTACTCTCCAGTACATCAAGGACACTCCCAGCCATCATCGCGCTCACAGGGCAAGGCGCAGCCATTGGGACCACGAATATTCCGCTTCCAGCCATCACAGCAGGGCAGTATATCCTCAGCTATTATGCGAGAATTACCACAGCGGCTGGCGTCTCAAGTTCGCTCACGGTGACACTGGGCTGGACAGAGAGTTCCATTCCGCTGACCTTCACAGGCATGCCAATGACTGGCAATACGACGACGACGACGCAGAGCGGGTCAGTCATGGTTGTGGCTGATGGGAATACGCCTCTGAACTATTCAACGGCCTATGCGAGCAATGCGGCTGGCGTGATGAAATATCGACTCACCGTGATTGTGCAGAGCACATGACGACTCGCCTTCTTCCACCTGAAGAGTGGACTCGGCTCGATCCTGAGAAGATGAAACTGCCAGCCATTGGAGGCGCAGCGGTGGATGGATCTGTTCTCGTAGTCGAGGACGATCAGGGAGTCATTATCGGGTGTTGGTCTGTCATCACATGCGTTCACGTAGAAGGCGCATGGATCGATCCACGCTATCGAGGCAAGGTCGCTGTCGGGCGTCGTCTCTGGAATGCAATGAAATCTGTGGTGAAACAACGCGGGGCGATGGGCGCATTGATGTGCGCGGTGACAGCCGAAAGTCAGACTCGGATCGAGAAGAAGATGCATGGGATTGAAGTGCTCGGGAAGCATTTCGCGGTGACATTCAATGGCTAATGACAGTTTCAATCCGCTCTCTCTGATCGCCGCTCCAGTCAGCGGTCTGTTTAGTTGGCTTGGGGCAGGGAAGCAAGCCGATGCTGCGAAAGAAGCCACGGCTACTCAGAGCGAAGCTGCGAAATATGCCGCAGATTTGCAATCGAAAGCCGCACAACAGGCACTGGCATTTCAGCAGCAGCAATCCGCGATCGATCAGCAGAACTTCCAGAAGACGCAGAACGCGAACTACGGGCAGTTTCAGACCGCTTCAAACGAGAACTATGGCCAGTATGCGGCAGGGGCTCAGACCGACTATGACCGTTGGGCACTCCATCAGAACAATATGGGCTACCTCGGTCAACTCCTCGGACTGCCAGCGCGTCAACTTCCAGCGGCGAACATCGCAGCACCTCCGGTCTACGGAGCGAATCCCTTTGCGATGAGCGGGAGCGGAGCCGCATCAGGTGGCGCACCGACACAGAGCATCATGGACGCCTTGACAAAGAACTACAAGACACTGGGCTACTCACCGACAGGACCAGGCACAGGACCGACTGACATCGCCTACATGGCCGATGCCATCAACAAAACTGGCGGATTGACGGCAGACAATCAGGGCTATTGGTTGGGTCCGAATGGCCGCATCGCGCAGGAACTGTCCAAGGCCGGAACACCACCGACTGCAAGGGGATAAGACATGGCCGCGATTACCGATCCAAACGATCCACGGCTGACCGATCCGGCCTATGCCAGCGATCCTGATGTCCTCGCCTATCTGAACAGCATCTATGGGCCAGGCGGAAGCGTTGGCGTGACTCCGACAGGACAGACCGCACCTCCGAGTGGTGCCACATTCAATCCTGGCACCCAAGCGTATAACCCTACGGGTCCAGTCACGGATCCGCATGATCCACGTCTGACCGATCCAGCACACGCGACAGACCCTGATGTCCTAACCTACCTGAACGGCATTTATGGTCCTGGCGGCACGGTTGGCGTCACGACCACAGGTCAGAATCCTCCCCCGGCAGGTTCTCCGGGATGGAATCCGCAGACACAGGCATGGGATCCGGCTCCTACGGCAGCGGTGGCACCGGCAGGAAGCGGCGGCGGAGGTGGTGGAGGGACTGCGGCGGCTCCTCCAGCGACCACTGCTGGACCACCAGCCTCTGGTAGTCCCTACTATGGGATGAACATCGGAGACTTCACCAAGCCATTCAGTGAGCAGTTCGCCGCGCCGACACCGAAAGATATTCCGAATGCGCCAGTCTTCACCGCGCCATCCTTCAAGACGCCAGATCCGTTCACGGCGCCGACGCAAGAACAAGCCCAGAATGATCCAGGCTATAAATTCACGCTCGGTCAAGGCATCGGCGCCTTGCTAAATAGTCGTGCAGCTGGAGGGATGCTGAACTCAGGAGCGACTGGGAAAGCCTTAGTCGATTATGGACAGGCCGCAGGTTCGACGCAATACGGCAACGTCTACAATCGTGACCTCGGCAACTACATGACGAACTACAAGACGCAATATCTGGATCCATATAACAACGCCTTCCAGAACGCGCAGTCTGAGTTCGCTCCGAAACTCACGGCATGGCAGACGACAGCTCCGATGATTCAGAGCCAGAATAACACCGACTATGCCAACGCGATGTCCAAGTGGCTGTCTGACTACAACATGTATACGCAGCAGCAGGATCGGGCCTTCAACAAGTTTAATACGGTGCTCGGAAGCTGATCATGGGACCGTTTCAGTTTGAGACGTATCACAATCCCTATGTGCAGAGCATCACACAGTTGATGCAAGCACCAGCACAGGCGCAAGCACAGGCTGCGACGACAATTGGGCAGGCTCAGGCACAATCCGCGTTGCAGCGCGGACAAGCATGGTCAGGTGCGCTGAACAACGTCGGTCAGACTGTCGCGCAGTTGCCTCTGCTCATCGCGAAGACACAGCAGGAGAAGACTGTCAATAAGTTGGCTGAACTGAAACTGAAGGAGCAGCAGTCCGCCATCGCTGACCACGATACGTTCAAGAAGATCCTCAAGGACACGCCGCAGATTCAGGAGAGCGGCATGGATCTCTGGGATCTGCCGACACTCGGTCAGAAGTCAGTCGCAGCCGGTATCGATCCTTCGCAGTATCTGGCGGAGTATGGGAAGGTCAATGATGCCTTCCGTTCAGAGGCAGCGGCTCGACAAGCCACAGTGCAGACAGCCGCACAGGCTCTCGCCAAGGCTCCAGATCCAGACCTCGCTGTCAACTTCATTGAGATGGCGAAGCGCAATCGCACGATCGATGATGCGACGGCATCTCGCCTCACCGGCCTCATTGATGCGGCAGACACGCCACAAGCCAAAGCCGCAATCGTCCAGAAGATCGCCGTGACCTATGCGGGTCAGCAGAAGCCACTGATTCTTGGTGGGGCTCAACGGCCTGGTGGGGCTCCGCAGACGGCTGTGGATCCGCTGACGCACGAAGTGATTGCGACTGGTGCATCGGCAGGACCAGCACAGCCGACGCCTTCCAGTATCGCTATGGATGCGGCAGGAGGTGATGCTGTCGAAGCGAATAAGTTGATGCATCAGCCGCCTCCAGTCAATCCTGAAACGGTTCGACACAATCAAGCGATGGAAGCAATCGCCAAGATGAACGTCGGGCGCGAGCAGGCAGCGCAAGCAGAGACGGCACGCCACAACAAAGTGACAGAGGCTGCTCTGAACCCAATGGCTGCACTTATCGGTGGTGGCGCTGGGCAGACAGGAACATCTTCTGGCGCGGAGCCTCCAACTATCAATGGCGATGACTTCCTCAAGACGCTTCCTGCGAATATCGGCACGCAGGTCAAGGCGCTCGCTGAAGGTCGCATGGCATTCCCAAGCAGTTTTGCTCTCAAGACGCCCTACTGGCAGGGCATGTTGCAGGCAGTCAGCCAATACGATCCATCGTTCGATGCCATCAACTACAATACGCGAGCCAGCACGCGCAAAGCATTCTCGTCGGGTAAACAATCGCAGGATGTGAATTCACTGAACACCGTCATCAGTCATATCTCCAAGTTGAGTGATGCGGCAGAAACGCTAAATAACACCGATTCTCCTGATTACAATGCTGTTAAGAATTGGTTCTCTCAGCATTTTGGTTCAGCGACTGTCACAAACTTTAAGACAATTCAGAAAGCCGTAGCAGACGAAGTGACTCGAGTCTGGAGGCAAACTGGCGGGTCTGTAGAAGACATTGCTGCGGCTCGTCAGAATCTTGATGCGGCGAACTCACCAGATCAGTTGCGAGGAGCCATCTCTGAATATGGTGATCTCCTCGGCGGAAAGATTCTCTCCATGCAAGAGCAGTATCAGCAAGGCATGGGGAAATCCTCTGATGCTAATGCGACATTTATTCGCCCGGATACGAAACAGACACTAGAGAAGATCGCAGCACGTGCAGGAGGCGAGCAGCCGAAAGCGCAGACACAACTGAAAGGCACTGCTCCTGATAATGTGAAGAGTGCCTTGTCTGGTAAGGGAGCAGGGCGCTATACCCTATCTGACGGTAGTCAGTGGGTCATCGACGGCACCGGCACGATTCGGCCTGGATCATAGAACATGGCCGACGATCAACTCACCATCATTAAAGAGGAACCATTGCATGTCGTAGGCATGGTTCCAGATTCGCAACCAAGCACGAATGTCGGCCTATTGGTGCAAGGCGCCAAAGCGGCGATGCCATATGTCGCATCTGCGGCAGAAGCATACGGAAAAAGTCCAACGATTGCTGGAGCCACTAGCAAGGCTGTGAATGTTGCTGCTCAAGGAGCGGCGACACTCAAAGGGGTTGCAACGATGAACCCTCTTGATGTCATCGCTGCTCCAAGACTGGGAAGGGCAAGCGGAAACGCTGCATATTGGCTGACACGGAATTTCGGACAGCCAGCAGCGAGAGGTATTTCGGCCACGCTTGAAGCCATTGCTCCATATGCTCAAACGCTCTCAACGTTAAGCGGGGCGCAAGGGGTGCTAGACCTCGCGCAAGTGAGCGAACCGAACCGCCAAGACATCGGGACCATCGGCGTGAGCATCGGACAGCCACGTTCAGATGCAGAGAAGACGGCTCATCCGGCCTTATTGAACATGCTCGCCAGTAAAGTGCAAGACGGTATCGCGGCCTTGATGCACTACGGATTGTCTCGCGAGGATGCCGTCAAAGCCATATCCGATCAGACGATTCGCCGGTAGAATAAGGACCAGATGGCTACAGGCACCTACGCGCCAGACCCTTTTGAACAAATGTGCGACGACGATGGAAATCCATTGTCCAGCGGCACACTCACCACATTCCTCGCAGGACTCAGCACGCCAGCTACAACCTATTCTGATGTCAACCTTACTATCGCGAATACAAATCCGATCAGCCTTGATGCGGCTGGCCGACCAACGAGCGGAGCCATCTTCTTAACGCCTGGCGTCTCCTATAAATTCATCCTAAAGGATGTGCTCGGAGCCACAGTCGCGACACGCGATAACATTGCGGCTGTTCCGCTCAATCCAAATGTGACAGGAACATGGACACCCGTGGTCGGAGGCTCAACTAGCGTAGCCGGGCAGACCTATAGCCAGCAGTTTGGACAATATACGAAACTTGGTGCGCTCGTCATTGCCGGGTTCAATATCACAATGACCGATAAAGGCGTCATTGTTGGGAATCTGCAGATCAATGGGCTTCCTTTCCCAAGTGATGGCGCAGCAGGGTATGCGGGATCCATAGATTTCTGGGAGAATACCAATACCGCCATCGTGAACTTCTCATGCTTCATTCAAGGCAGTTCGCTCTTATTGACAGCTATTACGGCTGCGTCCACATCGAACGTGGCATTTTTAACGACAACAGATATTACGAATACATTCACGGTGGCCTCAACATTTACATATAGAACGACAAGCTAGATGCCTCTCTCGCTTGGCGCTCTCCAGCAAATGGTCGAACAGAACGACCAAAAGAACGAGGAAGCGCATAAGCGTCTGAGACTTGATCTGCGAGATGCCGAGGATAAAAACCATGAACTGGAACGGCGTCTCAGAGAACTCGATAACAAAGTGGGAGTGCTGATCGCGGCTCCTCCTCCTGATGTGACGACGCTCCGATTCCCGCTCCCGATCGTCATCGGCATAGCGGCTGGATTCTTAACCATCGGAGGAGGTATTCTCGGGATCAATTCAGCCCAGAAGCAGTCACAATCAGACATTGCCAGTCTGAGGGCAGAAGTCATCAACCGGCTGGATTCGTCCTCGACAGCCTCAACGCTTTCTATTCAGAACCTGAAAGAAACAATCATTCGCCTTGAGCAACAGCAGAGGCTACAATACGCAGAGTTTCAGACGTTCAGGCAGGATAACGTCCGAAGGAGTCGATGATGTCGAATGGTAGCTTCTGCTGCGCCATAGGGCTCTGCTGCGATGCCGCATCGGCTCAGAGGCGCATGGCCCTGATCAGCGAACTATCGCACGGCATGTCTGAGAAATCACACACACCGAACGATGACACACTCGGTCATGTCGCGGATTGGCTGATTGCCAACGTCGATATGCTACCAAAAGGCGCCGTGGATCTGAGCAAGGTGCTAGCCGCGATGAAGCCCAAGCCGTGAGATCCATCATGATCGCATTCCTGCTCGTCGCGCCAGTCTCAGCCCAGAGTGCTGTGAACTTCGCGTGGGATGCCAATCCCGCTAGCGACAATGTGCAGGGCTACCGGCTGGTTCTAGACTCCACCATCAGTGATGTTGGCAACGTCACGACGGTAACCCAGACGGTCACGGCAGGGGCTCATGTGGCTGCGCTGTTGGCCTATAATGCGTCTGGCGTGAGTGCTCCATCAGACCCCTTGCCGTTCACGATCGCGCCTCAGACAGACCCTTGCACGCCTCCGCTGGGGGTTCACGCGCCGGCCATCTTTCCGACCTCTCCGCAGTTCACTGGTAGCAAAGGTCCAGGCTCGAGAGCCTTTCTGAACTATCAACTTGGCGGTCCAGACAGGGTGACGGAGGTGGCTATTCAGGTCGATGGCGCTGACTCCTCGGTTGGGAGGGCCACAGGGCCAACAGACGACCTTAAGGCATTCTCAGGCATGTGGTTTACACAGCCGAGTGTCGGCAGTCACACGTTGGGAGTGCGTGTCTTGACCTCATTCGGCTGTTCGCTAGTACGACAAACCTCCCTTCCCCTTGTGGTCAAGTAATGTATTTACATGTCTACATTGACGATACGCCTGACGGCGTGAACCAGGCGTTAAAGAAAATCCTCACGCACCTAGGAGCAATCATGGCAGGCGTAGCAGACATCAAGACGAGCGTGGATGCACTTTCGGCAAAGGTCACGGATGAAGAAACGGTCATTGGGAGCGTCGTCACGCTGCTCAACGGACTCTCCGCGATGATCGCAGACCTGAAATCGCAGCTGGCGGCGGCGATTGCGGCGAACGATCCTGCGGCGATTCAGGCAGTGGCAGACAGTCTCTCGGCGCTCAGCACGAAGGTGGATGCCGACAAGCAGAAGCTCGCGGATGCGGCGACAGCGAACACGCCGGCAGCCTAGTCATGGCTTACACAATCGACATGCAAACATCGCCAGCCAAGTTGGTCGCGTGCTCGATTGTGCCAAGCACGTCTCCAGGCATGTATCTCCAGGTGCTCGAAAATGGCGCCTCCATCGTGGTGGAACCGGATGGCAGTCAGGTGAGGACTGTGCCAGCAGGTCAGAGCAATTGGGATTCTCCGTGGACACAGGCCAGTTTGTATGGTGACAAGCTGGTCTACCGCAGTTCAGGCGGTCAGGCTCGCGGTTATCTGGTGATTGGATGAGAGGTTTCGATATCGCGCTTTACAGCGGGAAGGGCGGTCACAGCCCTGTCATCCCGCCTGTGAAGCGCGAGCCGTTTGGACCTGCTCCACAGCCCGTCAATTATCGAACGACGCTCCCATTCATTCCGCCAGTTGGACGTGACCTCCACTTCTATCGCGGCAATTTCGCTGGCCTGACGATTCCAGGTGCGCCAGTCGTGCCTGGGTGCAATGCATCGAATCCATCACTGGTTATGGCGTGCCTCCTTGACAACTATCCAGCCTCGGTGCATGACGAGTATCTGCTCACCTACGCGCAGTATGGCTACACGCATCTTCAGCGGAGCATCGGCCATTCGATCTACTACGGGCATTCTGTCGATGATCACATCGCGCTGAGTCGTAAGGCGCATTCCTATGGATTGTATTGCGATGAGTGGTGGCTCGGTGGTGGAGAAGGCGATGACTGGATATTCAAATCTCGAGACAAGGATGCAGCCTACTGGGCGCCTATTCTGCAACCATATGTCGATCAACTCGTTGGCGCAGGGGTGGTGGATTGCGCGTGCGTTGGATGGCAACTCGACCAGTGGAACGCTCCCGGCAACCCCATCATCTCCATCATTGCCTATCTCGCGAGTGCTCTCCCCCAGTCCGTTCCGCTTTACACACATTGGGTGAATGAAGCCCTTGCATGGTGGAAGACTGGCGGCGAGGTGTGGAGCGATAAGTATCAGACGGTCAACGTCGATAATCGCTTCTCCTGGTGGGGAGCCATGCAGCCGTATCTGACTGGTGGGCATCACCAGGGCGATAACCAAGTGGCATTGACTGATCCGAAGCTGTATCAGGACAAACTGCTCGATACGCTTGATCCATTCGGCGGCGACCAAAGCAAAGGCAATATGGGCCAGAGCCAGCGTGGTGGGGTGCTGCGTCCCTTCTCACTCGTCGCCTTTGAAGTCATGGCGCAATTTGAGTTTGATGCGCGAGCGTCAGAACTTCAAGGCGACCAAGCGAGCTATTACACCCAATGCACGACCTCGCATACCGGATTGCCGATGGGCGGATACGGGAACGGAGCGCGGATGCCCAATGGCGATCCTCTCTGAAGTCACGAAGCTGTGGATACTTGTTGGTGGACTTGTCGTCTTGATGCTCCTACTCGCGTGGTTGATCGTGGTTGATTAAGGGGAACCCATGAGTCTGATAAGCCTTCTCGTTGTCCTAGTGCTCGTCGGAGTCGTGCTCTACCTCATTACATTGATTCCGATGGACCCAACCATCGTGATCATCATTCGTGTTATCGCGATTCTGATCATTATCCTATGGGTGCTTGAGGCACTCTTCGGCATCGGGCTCGGGAGCCTGAGATTGAATCTCCATTGAGCGAAGTCCTCGCGAAGTTTCCCGTCGAAGCCAGTCGTGGCATCTGGCTCATTCTTTCATGTGGGCATTGGTATAAATGGACCGGCAGTGAAGAGCCTCCAGACGATCTGCCGTGTCCAGTTGACGAGCCCATCACCATTAAGAAAGGCGTGAACAAGTGAACCGAATGCGTGCGACCGTCATTGCGCTGTCTCTCGCGATCGGTTCGTGGTCCTGTTCAGCCAACCATCTCCCTCATCCAATCACACAGAATGAGGTGCTGGCGCTGATTGCCGATGCGCTCTATGGCGTGGATTATGCCTGCTATTCACAATGGTTGAATGGCACCGCCTGCACCATTACCTACCACATCTTGAACGATGCCACGGCAGCGGTAGCCGGGTTGAGTGGCGGATGGCAAGTGGCCGCGAAAAATGTCCTTGTGCGGGAGGAACAGCAATTGCCGGCTGACTCGAGGATTCGGCCTTACCTCGATGCGGTCATTTCTGTGCTCTGAAGTCAGAATGGATTGTGATGCGAGCGCCAAACCTCACACATGGGCACTTTGTCGGTGGCGCATTCGTCAGATTTCCCCACGTCTGTCCTGGCTCACGCTGCGCGATCCTCTCATGGTTGCAATCCAAGCCACTCCGAGTCACCGAGAGAGAATTTTTTGATCAGAAGTCAGAACGGATTGTGACAGATTCCGAGGTCATAATCGATCGTGAAGGATCTGAGCGGATCAATGAGTCAACCGCTGGGAACGCAGCTGCACCCCACTGCGATGCTGGTTCTCATTGATCCGTTTCAGGCCATACGCACACACCGGCTTTGTATTCGCGCACAATCAGACCTTGATCTTCGATGAATCCATCGAAGTCTTTCGGCGTATGACGCTGAATGTCATCATGGGTGCGAATGGAATCGATATGTTGGCCTGGCGCAAGTGTCAGCATAAGAAAGATATCCCCATAGCGCTTACGCCATGTGAGCGTCTTTGGAATGGCTCCGAGTCCAAAATTTTTGATCATGCTTTCACCTTGCTAGGGCAGTCATCGCCGCACGCCCCGACAGGTTCTCCGCAGTCGTAGCAGCGAGGAGGGTTCTCGCGTTTGTATTGCTCCTCCTCCTGAGCCAGCCATTCGCTGTAGCATCCAACTAGTTGTGACTGGTCATACTCGCGCGGATCTACAATGATCCAGCGAAGGAAAGCCTCTGCTCGCTCGTAGCAGTCTTGGAAATCCCCATCATTGAACAACGGCCCGAAGGCTACATCTGAAGTTGAGCAGTAGAGTGCCGCGATATTCTGTTCGCGGTCATGCATGATCCGGCATCCCATAAGCTAATCCTCCCCATAGTATCTAGGCATC